ATGGTACGAAGTCAACAAGGTCAGAAGGAGGAACTAACATCATATTAGTTGCTCTTCCCATAAAGTATTTATGATGGCAACGCATAGGATACGATATAGAACCACTTCCCCATGTTTTCGCTATGCTTAGTCGTGCGGTTGGGCGTAGATAATGTAAGTTACCACCAGAGAATTGCTTGTTTATAGGGTCGATGTCAATAACCAGTGTCATAGGGAACTGATCATAGAACGGTAAGTTATCTGTTGCTGCATTATATGCATAATAGATGACATCACCAACTTTAAAGTCAAGAGGTGGACTTAACTTACTGATTAAGTTAGATCTATACCACTCTTTTGACTTTGCTGATCCACCTGTGGAATCTTTAATATCCTCAAATACACTCATACCTTCAACTCGTGTTCTGTAAGTATCCTAAATTGCATACGTCTGTCTTTACAGTATTCTACTGCTGCTTTCCACTTTGCTTCATTTACTGCGTATGTCTTGATTTCAGTTATATACTTCTTTGTACGTCTGCGTTGTTTATTGGGAGGTGTCGTCTGCTTATTAGGTTTGACCTCAATAATAAACTTCTCCGTCCTCCCAGTTTTAGTCCTCGCTCGGACGTAAAAGTCTGGGAAATAGCGATGCACCCTCCCATCAAGAGGACTGACGTAAGGTATAATGATCTCCTCACTGCCCCATTCCACGACATTTTCATTCTTGTCGCACCATACCATGAACTTTCTTTCCCATAAACTTCTATAAATAATGGTAGTAGGGTCTCCCTTGTATTTATTTTTATTAGTAGGTCTATAACGTCCAGAATACGCCATGTCATCAAAACAACGATTAATGTACCCAAATGCCAGTCCCAGAGGACCTGGTGTGGGAGATGAAGGAATAAAAGCAGAAGCACAGTATTCTACTGCACAAGTAGATTACTTAAAATTCACGGTGTATGATCCAGAAAAAGGTGCTAATCCATATAACTATGTAGCAGGACCTCTTGGTGGAGGTAAGGGTGCCAAGCAAGATGGTGGTCAAACTTTCAATAAGAACAGCATATTTAAGACAATATATCTCTATCTACCACACCAATTAAAAGAAGCATATGGTGTAAACTATGAGAAAGCATCAATCGGTGCCTTTGGTAGTGCAGGAATAGAAGCGATACAGAGTGGTGCAACAGATACAGATAAAATAGCAGAGAAGTTAAGTCAAGCAGCAGATAGTGGTAAAAGTGAGATAGCATTTAGTGCTATCGCTGGTATCTTTAACGGTACAACAGGTACATTAGGATTAGAAGGTAATGTTTCAAAAAATGGCATATCTGCTCTCTCAAAGGGAAGAGTATTCAACCCATATGAAGAGACTGTGTTTAAGGGGGTCAACTATCGCTCTCATTCTTTTGATTTTGATATGTCACCTCGTAATCCCGCAGAAGCAGAAGAAATCCAAGGTATAATCAGTTGTTTTCGTGAAAGTATGCTTCCAGATACTAATGGAGCAAACGCTCGTTGGTTATCTATTCCTAGATTCTTCCGTACAGAGATAGTACGTTATACACCTAGGGGTTTTGGTAATGATATTGTAGGAGAAGGTCTTAATAAACCAGCAGCACTCAGTAGTCTACTAATATTCCCAACAAATTTAGTGTTAACCAATATGAACGTCGATCTTGCCCCATCAGGTCAAAATACATCCTTACGTAGTGGTTTCGATGATGATGATTATGGTCCAGCATCATATCGTATGAGTCTAACATTTGACGAGACTGCATTTGTTACTCGTAACATGGTTACAGGTGTTAATAGAGATCCCGCTGCTAATCTAGGTACAAAGAAAGGTGCTGCTAATCTAGGTACATCTGGTAAACTTAGATCATCTAATCCTAAGGGTCAACTTAAAATAGATAGATCAACCAACTCTGGTCTAGGTAGAAGAGTCAATCGTCGTGGGAGGGAAATCTAATGTCTTATTTTTCATATTTACCAAAAGTTCAAGTTAGAACATCAACGTTTAGACAGAATAACGTTGAACCTTTTATAGTTGCACGCAACATATTCAGAAAATGCAGTCTTATTGAAGATATACAAGAAAGTGTTCTTGGATTTCAACAATATAATATAGCAAACAACGAAAGACCCGACCTTATAGCAAATGAGTTATATGGTGACCCTTTATATGATTGGGTTATATTGTTGTGTAATAATATAGTCAATATATACGACGATTGGCCAATGTCAGAGGAGGAACTCCAAACTTATGTAAAAACCAAATATAGGTTTGCCACTGGTGTTCACCACTATGAAACTAATGAAATTACAGAGTTAGATAGCGATACTATACTCATGAAGTCAGGAATTCAAGTAAATGAGAATTGGACTTATACTAGATCAGATGGCACTGTTGTAGCAAACTCAAATTTCCCAGTTTCCAATTATGAGTACGAAAAGAGCGTAAATGACTCAAAAGCGAGTATTTGGTTATTGAAACCACAATTCGTAGAAGACTTTGTAGAGGAATTTGAAGAATTGATGAAATATGCTCCAAATGAAGAAATTGACGAAGCAAGTGGAGTTAAGATAACACCTAATATCATCAAAGAGGTCTTTATAACACAAAAAGACCAATATTCAACAGAATATGGTCTTACACCTTCGCTCAGTTTTGCATCTTCTGTTGAATTGGTCAATAAGACAGTTACGACTACTACGACCGAAAGTGGTGCTACTACAACTACAACTATTACATCAACTGATGTCAACTCATCAGGTGTAGTTGCAGGAACCACAGATTCGTCTTCTACTGCATCAACAGGAACGACTGATACTTCATCTTCTACTGATTCTAGTTCTAGTAGTTCAAGTTCTAGTTCCTCTGGATCTAGTTCTTCTGGCGGTTCTTACGGTGGTTACTAGACTTACTTTTGATTTCTAACATTATCCAACGTGGTAGATAAAATATACAAAAGGCAGAAAACCAGAATATAAGCAATATACCCAAATGTGCAACTCTATTAGAGTTGACTATCAATCCTAGTGTGACAAGTCCTATCCATGTATAGTCCAAAGTGCCATGGAGACGATACCACACGTTTTCACCTAATTTCTTAATTACCTTCTTTCTCAAATTATCGAAGAAAGGAGATATGTGTCTCATCATGACAAAACCCTCATTAAAGAACATGAGGGTGAAACCGATCCAAAATATCATTAGTAACGATCTGGTATATTTGCTCTATATCCTTCTGGGGTGTGATCCTTGAATTTGTCGTGATTGCCGTCCCCAGGCATTTTGCCATATGCAACGTATTGTATTGCTTGTAGAGAACCTTCCAATCTTTTCAGATCGTTCTCATTCTTGACATACTCTTCATACCAACCTTTTATTTCATCTTGTCTGGCATTGAGTTGCATTGTACGCTTAGTGAAGCGTTGAATTAGTTGTTCGTAGTTTTCAGTAGGTTTAGTCACGTTGTCTCCAATCATCAGGTTTGTCTCGGTTGAACCAATCGTTAATATCGTCTGCACTGTTAAACCCCTCTTTATGGTTGGATGGGTCGGGGTCACCTAATCCCATCCTATTCAGAAAATCATCAGTTGACCCTTTCTTCATATCTGGGTTTGCTGCTCTTTGTCGTGCTTGTCGCATCCACGTCGCAGCAGTTGTATTTGCCTTTGCGAGTTTATTCGCCCATATCATTTCCCGCAAGGGAACTTCATCACCAGCAACGATCGACTCACAAATTCTTTCTAATCGTTTTCGGTATTGGGTTGATAGCATTTAAAGTTCTGATTCTAGTTTTTCTATGTATGATGCTTCTTGACGTGCAGCATGAGATCTATCATGGAGCACATGTCGAATATCAGTCATAATAACTTCGGGATCAATATAGTCATCTAGGTACTTATCTATCGCTTCTTTAAGATAGCGATATCGGTGCCACTCGATGCTATAAGTTTTGTAGTGTTCGTTCTTACCGCAAGACATGATGTTAATTTATAAAAACCCTAGGGGCGAAAAATTACCGCGAATTTTTTGCGCCCACTTTTTCATTTCAAAAGTGAAATAATATATGGGTCAATGATGATGGTGGTGAGGAGAGTGGTAACGTTTGTACTGTCGATGACAGTTGACCCACTTACTTCTCCTCTCCCATTTACTTGTCCTAGGAACCCAACGACGTCCGTCATAGTACCCAGGAATCTCGTAATGATAATCGTAATCCACTCGGTAGCAACCATCGTGTTCATTATAATAGTAACCTCTGTCGTATGAACGATAATGTTCACTTGTAAAGGGTTCCCAAAACTCCTTCCAAGTTAATGCTTGGGTAGGAGTTGCAAACGATAGTGCTGCGAGTGCAACCACGATTCTCTTCATTACTCTTCTGCTAGTTTAGCGAAGTAGGATAGATCAGGATCTTCCTCTTCTTTCAATGATGATACTGCATTACCGAACCCTGGTGTTGGAGTAGTAGACACTTCTGCAACTGGTTCTGTAATCTTATCTTCATAATCTAAACCGTCTTCCTCTAATGAAGCAGCACGATTAGTCTTACCAAGCACTAGATTCAATCTTGTTTCTAGTTGTTCGTATGACTTGAAGTTCTTAGAATCAGTGAATGAGTTTAAACTAAACTCCTGATTGTAGATCTCCTCTAACTTACTGTCTTCAAAGTTACCGAGTGTTCCTTTGGAAGCAAACTCAGAACGATCATAGTTCCAGTACCCATCTTGCTTGACTATCTTTAATTTGAAGTCAGCACCTTTCCAGAAACAGAAAGGATTGATTGGGTCCTCATCTTCAAACTGAGGTTTCATTGACTCAGCAATCTTATCATGAATCTTCTTCCCATACTTGTAAAGGAATACTCTTCCTTCGTTCTCAGGATGAAGTGGATCTTTGACTACGTATATGTTTGAGTAGTAAGATAACTTACGCTTTTGTTTTCTTGCAACATCTTTGTCGGAATCTAAACCAGAATTCCAGAGCACGCGGTTGAGGTCACCGACTGGATCTTGCTGACCAAGAGTAGTCAACGAGTTCTCGATGTACCAACCACCAGGACCCTGGAATGCATGAGAAAAGACTTGTGCCCATGGTAGATCTTCCTTTGCAGGAGCAGGAAGGAATCTGATTACTGCGTAACCATTCCCTGCTTTGTCCACCTCAGGTTTCCAAAGACGCTCATCGGGACCTTTGCCCCCGCCTTGCTTAGTCATCTTGTCTAATTCTTTTGTTAAAGAACTGATAGATGAACTGCTAGACTTTTTAAGCGATGAAAATGACATTCGTATTCTCCGTATTGTTGTTGTATTTGGTTTGTTCGCCACCATATATGATGGCATACTATTTAGGTCTTGTCAACCCCTTATATTTGGAAGTCGTGACCTTCCTTGCCATCCGTCAAGTCCTTCTTCCAACCTAGTAGTTTGTCTTCCATGACTTGTAAAATGTTCAAGAGGTTCCCACCTCCTGAGTACATTGATGACATCTGATCTATCCTTTCTTTCATCTCTCCGATCTCTGATTTCTCCTCAGCATCCTCACTATTTGCTTCTACATATCCTGCCATCAGTTGCAGTCTTGAATAGAATACCTTCTGTTTAGCAATAAGATCTAATGTCTTTTCAATATGTTCTATCCTTGCTTCCTTGTCAAAGGATTGGAATCCCTGTGACATCTGCAACAGTTCAGTGTATGTCTCTTGGAGATCATCTAGTTCTTCTTTAACGACTTCCGATTTAAAAAAGTCTTCGTCATCTATACTCATAAGGGTAACACTCCACGACTGGTTCGTTTAATACAGTTTAGTTGTTGTGCATTTGCTTTGATCTTATCTTTGAGGGGTTTAGATATAAGTTTATTGACTCTCTCAATCTCGATCTCATACTCCTCACATACAGATGCAACTGCCTCAATATAATTTATAAGACCATTATTGTTCTGTACTAGGGTCTCAACAAGACCACTGAACTTATTCTGTGTCATAAAATTCTCTTCAAGATCCTTCATGATGCCATACCCTCTAAGTAGTAACGAAATTCTTTAATCCATTCACATAAGACATCAATGTAAGGTGTCTTGTCATACTTTTCTACTACCTGTGTCTGTCCGTCTTCTGCCACAGAAATAGTAACAAGTTTCTTTACTTCACACCCAGTCCTTTCCCAATACATGTAAGCATATGCTGCTTCCTGTACAAAGTATTTGTGCAACCACTCCTCACGTTTGAGTGCCTTAGTTGTTTTGAAATCTATTATAGCAAGTTCCCCATCAAACTCAGCAATGCAATCGACACGACCAGCAATACGTAAATCGTCAGAGTAAAGAGGTGCTTCAATAGCGTGAACATTATCAATACGGTCAAGAACCTCACGACTAAACCCAAAAAGGTACTTGGGAAGACCCTCGCTTTTGTCCACCTCTTCAAGGTTACCTTGCAAGTAGTTCTCAACGATGCCATGATACTTTGTTCCTCTTAATGATGATGTACGACGAACCTTCTCCGCCTCTTCAAATCCTACACGTTCTTCCCATGCTTTCAGTGTGGCACTACTAATGTGACTCACTACTGTGGTAACAGATGGATACCATTGGTCGTCGGGAGTCTTATAGAATCTCCTCCCTTTCACTTGGGTTGCTGATAAAGGTTTGAGTTCAGCAGCAGACCCCACATGATTAAATGTTTTCATTAAGTTTGAAATCCTAGGTTAATTTTACTTACGAGATACTCTCTTACCATACCAGATCTTACAATGTCTTCAATACCAAACTCAGTACATGAGAATGATGGCATTGTTTGTAGTATCTTCATGAAGTCTAGCACTCCTGTCCTCTCGTTAGTCTTTGTCAGGTCTGACTGGGTGTAGTCTCCTGAGAATATGATCTTAGCATCCTCACCAACACGAGTGATGATTGAATCAAGTTCGTGGAAGTTTAAATTACTAAACTCATCTACTATTATAACACACTTATCCAAAGTGACACCCCTTATAAATGATGTCGACCAGAATGAAACTGTTTCTTGTGCTCTTAGATTATCATAGAGCATTTCAAATGATGAATCATCAGGCATCTTGAACATGTACTTCACCATGTTCTTGTATGGTATTTGATATAGGTTACTCTTATCCTCATGATCCCCTGGAAGGAATCCAATCTCTCTTGTAGGTACAAGTGAACGTACCATGTACACCTTCTCATATGGTGTAGAAGGATCTAGTACTGTCTGTAAAGCAAGGTACAAACTAATGAAAGTCTTACCTGTTCCTGCTGCACCATGAAGCACTAGGTTCTTGCCCTCGTTGTATGCATCGAAGACTTTCTTTTGGTTGTCTGTAAGTGGTTCAATCGTACTTAGATGTTCAAGATTGATTGGTTTCTTACGTCTCATTTGTTTTTGACTCATGGACACTTGGGTTGGAGTTTTCCTTCTTTTGACTGGCATTATGTGTATTGCGAGAGGTTCGCTTTGGGGTGTTCTGCTGAGATCTTTTGCATGACTTCTTTAAATCCGTCAGTCTGTTTTGGTTTACCATATATGGTACCAGAAATTCCTGCTGACCAGTCTTTATCCCAGTCTGGATTTGCTTCTCGCCACTCATCGTATGCTTTCATACTCATGGAGAGTTCTTTCTTCTCACCTGTGGTCTTATTTATTAAAGGATAGGTAGGCATTTGTTTAACGGATGATAGGGTAATCAGGGGATGGTGATGGTTGAGGTCGACCACGACCATATATCATAGTCTCTATGAGTAGACTGACGTCGGCAGAGATCTGTTCACTGGTCTCTGCCATCTTTCGATAACCAGAACCAACGTAGAGTTGTCCTGCAAATACAGAGACAGTTGCTAAACCCCAGAAGAGATAATAGAACTTAGTTTTCACTTGTGCTTTTAGTTTGTCTTTAATAATCATTAGTCTATCCTCAAACAAGGTTGTATGTTTGCTGCGTAATCATCCAATTCATTACATTCACAATCCTCTGAACACCATTCAAGTGCTTCTGATATGATTGGGAACTGACATATGAAATGACGTTTAGCAAGTGCAACTACATCCATGTGTTCCTTCTGTGTACCATTGGCACCACGAAGAGTAATATAATGTATCCAACTTCTTATACTACCTGTCATGTATAGTTTAGTTGGAGTTGCGAGTGGTAGTACAAACCTAGCACACTCTTTTGCGATACCATCTGCAAGCATCTTCTTATATAATTCCATGCCATGCTCGAAGTGATCTTGGATCAAGACTTCATACTTCTGGATCATGGTAGGGTCAAGGTCATTGATACTGTTCTGCCTGTTCTTACTATCTTGTCGACGTAACTCAGGCACTTCAATATCACCTAGCATAGATGAGTCTGCATATCTCTGACTAAATTCTTGGAATGTAAAAGAACGATGTCTAAGTATCTGTGCAGCAAGTCCTCTTGTAGTTTCGATCTGCAATGTCATACTTGCCTGTTCAAATACAGACCAGTGTTGATGCTTGATACAATACTTTAATAAACCTGAGACCTTAGGATTGTCTTGGTTGTTAGGGTTACTTACACGAGCAATGTAACCTATTGTTTTCTCTGCGTCAGGTGTGACAGAGATTAGACATACTTGTGGGTTCATCTTACAATAAATCTAGTCAAAATATATAATGCTACCGACTTCACATAACCGATAGCGGGAAGTCCAAACAGAGCAGGCATACATAAGTTCCATGCTCCCCAGACAAAGAGAGGAAGTATCGCTAGTCCAAGCATGAAGTCAAGAATCTTTTCGCCTTGCTGAAAACCCCACTTGTATGCAGGATCATCTTCTAGTTTAGGTTCTTTCTTGAATGGACTGGTGTAAGTCATCTTCTTTTCCGTTTCTTCTTGGGTTCCTCTTGTTGGTCTAACCATAATCTTGGTTGTATTCTTCCTTGTGTCTGTGTCCAGATCATCTTTGGGTCTTTAAATCTGTCCCAATAATAATCAAAGACGTCTGCCATCTTAGATGACATAACTATGTCGTTGATCTGTTTGCTACCATCGTTGTACTGTATTAGATACGAGTTGTATGGTAACGTACGATCTTGTGCTGCTTCTGGTTTACAATCTTTTGCAAGATGTTTCATCCACGGTTGCCCCATGTAATTTGTGGAAATGCTTCCTGTACACATGCCTTGGTGATCTTGTATCTCTTGCTTAGTTTCTTGTCCTTCGCAAGGATAACAATATTAGATTCATCAGGGTGTAACCCTTCTAATAGTTGAATGAACATACGTTCACGTCTCATACCAGGAATATTAGAACCACCTTTAAAGAAATGATGTAGAATTCTACCTTCCTTCTCTAACATGGTGTGCTCAGTACCTTCGGGTGCTTCATTCGGTTTGAATGGAGGTGTACCGTCTGGTAGTAGGGATTTAACAGTTTCATCATAGTTAATGATGAAGATAGACCTAAGCGTCTGAGAATCATTCTCTTTTAAGATCTTGATCTTCTGTGATTTGGTCTTTGCATTGTGTGCTTTTTGTAGCACCTCTGAGATCAGTAGTCTCATAATTAAAAATCAGTAATGTTGTCAAGCATTTCGTTCAACTCATGTTGTTCAAAATACGGATACATCATGCCCCGAGGATGAGGTCTTATAGATTCAAAAGTATTTATGATGTTATTATACACCTGTTCTGGGATAAATGTGAAGTCAATAAGCATACGATTACGCTCATAGTTCTTCAAAGTATTCTCGTTACAGAACTGTTCGGGTGACAGGTCAACCCACTTTGCTAAGTTCTTCTTAGATAGTGGTCGCTGTCTCTTAGCAGGGGTAACGAATGTATCATCATCAGATAAGAAGTTAGGAATACCATCACCTCTATCACCTTTAATGATATGTTCTAAGAGATATACTTTGGGGTCAATACCATTCATGAACTTCTTCTGAATAGGATTGTATTGATTGACCCCCTTGTAACGCTGCAACTGTAAGAAGTCTTTGTCTCCTGATAAGATCAGGACCTTCTCAGGTGGTTGCATGTTGTTTTGGAGTCGTATATTTCTATACATTTGATCCTTAACAAGTGATGCTATAACATCATCTGCCTCTGCTCCGTCTACTTCTACCACCTTGTATGGCATGTTGTCTTTGATCTCATCCCTTATTTTATTAAGGGTCTCAAAGATTTCAGACCAATCAAGAGAGGATCTCTCTCTATCTTTCTTCCTAGTCCCTTTATAAAAGGGGAATGCATCACGTCGCCAGTAGTTCTTACTGTCATAACATAAAACAAGTTCGCCATACTCTGCATTAAACCTAGTACGATGGAATCGTAATGAGTTCATGACCATGTGACGAACTAGGTCTTCGGATATTTGATTGTTAGTAGAGGTCAAGGACACCATCAGGTTGCTGATGCAAACCTGATTCATATCAACAAGAATCATTGATCACTCTTCGTTTTCATCCTCTATTGTATCACTTTCCTCAGGAAAGCGCAAGTATATCATCTCTTCCTGACTAAAATTACCTTCACTATCATACATTTCTGGGTGTATCACTGCTCTTGCATAGTCAGCACGCTCAACCCACGTATCGTACGTATCTTTTAAGTTCCATGCTATCAAGAAACCCACTAAGAAACTACCGATCGTAATGAAGAATGAGATATACATAAAGTTTAAATCTGGCATGTCCATTCTCCTATTTTCTTTTATTTAGTAGATTTTCTACCTGGTCTACGCTCGGCATGGTATGTCCATGCATCGTTGAGCATACCGTATAGGTAGTCCTTGATTTTCCTTGCTTTTGGTTTTGGAATATGTCCGTACGCTTCTAATAATTGTTTGTCACCACCCTTGATATAGTCTGTGAGTTCCATCACTACATCATTGATCTCTGCTGCTGTGCTTGACTCGATAAACCTATTGACTTGGGTGCGTTTCCATTGGTTTGTTTTCAGATAGGGGTAGACCTTGAAGAGAAACTTACCGTCTGACCTGACAGCAGCATCAATGCTTCGTTCAATCAGTTCGTAGAATTCCCCTTCGTCAATTTGTCTCATGATAAGTAGTTACCTTCTCGTAAAAATGAAATAGTTTCGGTGCATCCACCCTTCTTCTGTCCGTTGATTAAAACTTGTGGGAAGGTTGCAGTCTGTCCAAACTCTTGTTTGAACTGCTCTCGGGTGAACTGTTGTCCTAAACTGTACTCAGTATAACCCCACCCCTTCATTTTGTAAACCTCTTTGATTTTCGTGCAGTAAGGACAACCAGATCTTGTATAGATTACGGTGCCACCAGGATTCTTTGCCATGTTAATTAGGGAATAAAAAAGGGAGCGTAATGCTCCCTGATATTTAGTTTGATGTGAAACTTAGAAAGTGTACTTTACACCCGCCTTTCCAGACCAGTCTACGTCATCTTGGTTAGTAGCACCAGAGAGTTCTCCGTATACTCCTACCTTCTCGTTGATCGCCTTTCCACCACCGATATATCCGATCAGTTCAGTATCACCAAACTTATCAGCAGTTTCAGTGTGAGTTGTTGTAGGTCCAGCACTTACATAGAAGTCTATTCCGTTTGAAGTTGTACCTTCGTATCCAAGTTGAAATTCCCATGTACCTGATGTATATGCGCCATCTGGATATGAACCGCTTGCTTCAACGTTTACATAAGGTCCTGCTAATACAGGTGCTGAGAATGCAGAGACTGCTGCTACTGCTAAGAGTGATTTAATCATTGTTGTTTTTAGTTTCTCGCAAGAAAAATCCTGCGGATGTGAGAGTGCCCCGACATGGGTCTCATTTATCTACGCAGGGTTACGATCTTTCGAGTCCTTTGTATAAGTATGTATTATATCATATGACCTTCACATGTCAAGTGAGTCAGGAAAACGTAACAACTAATACAACCCTGCGTTTGTCAAGTGGAGGTTTCATACAGTGCCACCCATCAAAGATAACGATGTCGTCCTCTAATGGTTGGTGGACTTCTGTGGGTATGAAGTCCTCGTCACATATAATAGTTGGTCCTCCTGCATCTGTCAAGTAAATGATCAGATTATGATGAGGGAACTGATGATCTACATGTGGTGGAGTGCTCTTAGGATTTATAGATGGGTGTGTGCAGTTAGCATTTACCCTGTATATACAGTTGACTGGTACGTTATTGAACTCCAAGATCTCATGGACCATCGGATAGATGTTTGTGAACTGTTCTGACCCAACAGTAGGGAAGTATGCGTTGCCTATCGTTCCAAACTTAGGACGTGACAATAGTTCATGACTGTACCAACCATCTAGATTGTACTCGTCCATGCCCTCTGTACCTACAACTGTTGTTGGTTTGTAGTACCATGCAAAGTCACCAGTCAGTATAAATTTCTTGGTGTCCTGATATAAAGGAGTGTTAGGACACTTTAATTTGGTAAAGGTCATAGGATTGCTTTCAGAATAAACTCATTGGATAGAACAGGGTCCCCAAACATATCTAGTTGTATTTCATCTGCGTCTTCTTCAACATCATCTTTGTTCTTACGACAATGCAACCAATAATATGTACCATCCTCTCTCTTATAAAAGTAACTGGTGTTGTGTGAGTCGAGACATGCTACATGAAGCAAACTTGGATCTGTCACTTAATATGTTCCTCTATATAACCATTCAGTTGTTCCGTCTTCACCTATAACAATTTCAGACTCATCTTCTGGGAAGTCATAAGGACCTTCCAGTTTCTTTTGATGCTCTCTCTCATCTAATACTTCATTGATGAGTTGTTTTAACTCTACTTTCAATGCATCAGATAAAAGATTCATCTTGTTCACCTTTAAGGGTGGGATAGCAGCACGTTGTTCTTCAACGCTTCTACCAGTCTTGCCTGACCCGAATGACATTCCTTGTGTATCCATGTTACTTAGAAAGGAAATCCTTAACGTCTTTTACTTCTTCTGGTGTTAGTTCTGGTTGTTCTTCTTCTTTGACTTGCTCTATCCTAGTAGGTGGTGCAGGCATCTCAACCTGTTTCATATCTATTCTATCTAATTCACCCTGCCAACCATGATAGTATTTCTTCATCTTTTTCAGCATCTTCTTACGACCCTTAGGATCGTTCTCATACTTACCTAAGACCTTCGTCAAGGCATTCATTCTGCGAACCGAGTGCATAAGACTACGATCAGTTGCGTTGTCACCAAATCCTTGTGGCATTAATAAACCTCATCAATAGTTAGTTTGAATTTAATTCGATCAACCTTTTGATCTGTTTGACACAGATACCAGAGGTTAGAATCTCTGTTGTGCGACTCTTGATAGAAAACCTCACGAGGTGTGAACCTTTCTGGTGCAGAATCTTTGTCCTCTGCTTCAAGAATAATTTCCTTCGGCAGTGAGACAGTATTACCTACGTCTCGTGGATAGTATGGTGTGGTGTTACCAGAAACATTCTGATATCTATTCTTCTGGGGTTGTATTGGTGGGTATTGTAGTTCAAACTCCTGTCCTACTTGATAGGAGTCTCCAACAGTAACATCAAATACTTCTACCCCTGCACACCAGTAGATACTATTACCATAGCGCAAATCTGTGCTGCTGTCAAAGTCTGTGTTGGGAACTGTATATGGCCAGAATGCCATCCTCACCTTTCCATTAGGTTGTGTGTCCACAATCCTATTAGCATTACCATACTCACCTAACACATAGTCATGCATGAATGACATCTTACTGTACTGTCCACCACTGGTAGGTGCTGAACCCATAGGATATCCACCAGCGTTACCATTGTTAATACCACTAGCGTAGTATGTGTCAAGAGAATTGTGGAAGGTTTGTCTATCTGATGGACTCGATGTTGGTGCTCTGTAATGTCCGAACCAAGCAGTGAATCCATTCTTGTTAGAGTGTGGATAATAATTGTTATCTATACTCAATCCATAGGTGCCTGAGACCGTCTGTGAGGGTTTACAAATTAGTCCACGTCCAAATTCAAACAGAGAGTTGTAATAGATTGCACGATCCCCAGTGCTACCAGACCTTGTGAAGGATCCATCAGCATCATGGTTACTACTTAGAATGATACCCTTCCTTCCATTGGTTCCACCTTCATAGAATCCAGGGTGTGCATTCCTGCTGGTGTCATCCGTCCATTGATGTCCACCATAGTATGCACCGTTCCAGTATCCATTGTCTGCTGTTTGTTGTCCGTTGTCCCACACAGTTACCTTGTCACTCCATGACTGTGTTCTGTTATCCCATAGTTGTATGCTTAGTTTCTTAACTCTACCTTGGTTACCTGTATCAGTATCAGTTCTAGGTGAGTTCGATGCTAATCTACTGCGTCCAGATGCTTCACCAGCAACAGGTGATGTTTGTAAATTAACTGACCATGGTTTCTCAAACTGTTGTGTGTCAGCATCCATCATAATGAAACCAACAGATGCAGATCCTGCTGCTGGTCCCTTAGTTATCTCTTCTAGTTTAAATTCTAGTGTGTCATTCTCTGCAACACTGAACGATGTAAACGTGTGACCTATCCTTGGCCATGTTGCTATTGATGTCGTGTAATTTAATAAGGATACTCCATTCTTTTTAAATTGGAATCTAAATCTTATTTCTTCTGCTTCGGGTGCTCGTATCATAGAACCGTATGCTTTCAGTTGTAAGTTACCCGCTTTGTAAGCAGTAATAGTTTGTGTACGATTGATCTCAGCACTGTACTCACCGTCACATACACCAATAGATACATTCTCCTGTGCAGTTGCAGAACTCTGGGGTACTGGTGATCCACATCCTGTACGAGTGATAGTGACTTCTTCAAACACATTATCAAACTGTGGATCTTTACACTGTTCCTTTACTATGACTGGTACTGTAACTGGGTCAGGTATATTGTCTGCGAACACATAGCATTCTATACCCTCGTAGTTATAGTCAGATCCAGGTTGCATCATCTCATAGTAGACCTTGAAGTCATCATAGTCATCATCACCACTGAGAAGATCTTCCCACTGTTGCCAGTTGTCACCAGTAAATCTAACCTTAGATCCATCACTAGGGTTCATCAATCTATTAGAGAAGAACACCCAGTCAGACTGTGACGATGCACTGTTCTTGTACCCACCACTGTCTGTTGTAAATGTTATTGTCTGTCCATCTGTTAGTCCATTGTTACCACCGTTAGGAACTAAGAAGAATACAATCTCTTGATTAGGATATTGTTCTAGTGTGCTAATAGGTATAGTGTACTGCGTTGTGTCAACGTTTTGCTTTACTCTTCCCTTGATAATTCTTGCCCATGATATACTATCTCCTGCTTTATTTGTGATAGCAACACCCCATGAACTATCATACCCTGCGTTACCTTGAATAATATTATATGAAACAACCACAGGTGCTGCTGGTCTATTCATGATCCTGTAAGACAATCTACTAGGTTCATATCTTGCTGGTTTATCTGCCTCCTGTGCTTGAACTATTGAATACTTGTGGTCGGGAGAAGGACCAGGGGTTGCTTCTGTTACACGTCCAACTCTTACTGTTCCATTGCAGTCTGTACCATCACCATCATGTAAGCATAGTAACTCACCATTGTCCTTGATCTGTAATGTGTAATTGTATCCTGCTGTGGTATATGTCTGACCACCTGTCACTGTAACCATCTGTGATGTACTACCTGATCTACCTGATCGTACAAATGATGCTCCTGCCAGTGTCAGTGTATCAAATGATGTTCCTGCGGTGCTTGGATTATCTGACCAGTTAACATCAATCTTAATCTGTGCAGTTCCTGATCCAGATACTACTAAGTTACCACTGGAATTAAATGCAGCGGTCAATGATGATGACCCTCCACGATAATACCTGTGGAGTTCTTGTACCTGTTCACCCTCTGCCAGTGCAGAGATTGCCTTAGCAGCATTCCTAAATGCATACCCTATGATCTCACCCTGTGTCATGCCTGCTGCATTCATGGTGGCACGTTCTCCGTTCCCAGTTGTGTCTGGTGTCCCTGGGTTGATAGTTAAGAAGGTATCCTCAGTGCTTGGTGAAAAGAATCTGTATACAGGGACTGAACCATCTACCTGATTGGTTAGTAAGTAGAATGCAGGGTCAGATCCAACTGATACATATCCTACTTTGTCTGGTGTAGGTGTGAGTCCGTATCTACTGTCCTCTGCACCACCACCTATAATTTCTA